AAGTTTAAATTTAAGCTTAGAACTATCGTCACCACTAATTGTTCTTACTTTTATACCTCCAGCATCAACAACACCACTATTAGTTTTTCTAGCGTCCATATTAATATTTTTGGCTTCACTAGTCATTTGCTTAATGGCATCGGCTTTACCTTGTTCATAAAAATGAGTAGCAATAGCATCTGCGTTCTTACCTGCAAACAGCGTTTTGTGATATTCACTAGCGTTCTGCAAAGTATTGTTTTCACTTATAAAAGGTTTTAAATACTTTACAAACTCACTTTGATCATCTTTAACACCTTGCACGTCCTTAACATTGTAGCGATATTTCTTGTCTCCAACTTTAAAATCAAAACCTTTGAAGTCTTGGTTAAAAACTTTATCAGTCTCCTTGTTAAATAATGTTTTAGCTTGTTGTTGTAGTTCGTTTGCTTGTTCTTGCTCTTTATTATAGCGGTTAAAAAAGTTAATCGCCTTCTGTTGTTCAGAGGTTAACTTAGAACCTAACTTAAGTTCTTCGTAATATTTACCCTTTAAACCTTCCAGATGCGTTTTAGCTTCTGCAACAGCTTCTTTATAAGCAAGCTTTTTACGTTTTACGTCACGTGCCTCATCTACCTCTTCATCATATGAAAAATTATCTTCTATTAAAAAAGATATTTCATCTTGGGTTAAATGTGGTTTTGTTTTTTGATAATATTGATTTAACAAATCACTATCACCAAAGCTTGAATAATCCGTATTGAGCGCAACGTAGTCCTCAATCGTTCCACCTGTCTCGTTCATAAACTCTACAAGTTTTTCAACGTTTTCTGGTAGCTCCATTCCTGGAGTTTGTTGTTGTTCTACAGGTTGTTCAACCTCTTCCTTTTCAGGTTTTGGTTCTTCACCTGTTACTTCTTCAAGAATTACTTTTTCTTCTTCTTGAGTTTCTTCTTGCTTTTCTTGACTACTTTTTTCGTCATTTTGCTTTTCGTTTTCCCGTATGGCATTTTCTTGTGTTTTAATGTTAGACAAATCTACTTTATAATCTCCGTCCTCGTTACGAGGGGTTTTAGGTTTTTCTTCCTTAACAGGTTGATCAACCTTTTCTACAGTTTGTTCAACTGTATCTTGTGTAGTTTCTTCAACTACGTTTTCTTTTTCTTCCATAATATAATATAATTAAATAGTTAAAAATTACCTTGGCTCAAATTGTTCTAAACCAAAGCCGTCTAGGTTATCAAAACCTTTAGACTCAAAGTTTTTTGGGCCAGTGTTTCCTTTTCGCTGCTCTATCAACTCACTTTGTTGAGTAGCTTGCATTTGGGTTCTTTTGTCTTTACGATCTTCTTTGTTATTTTCTTTATCTTTAATCACTTGCATTTCTTGACTTTTTAACTGCATATTCAAGTTAAATTCAAATTCCATTAATTCTTTTTTAATAGCTGCTTCTCTTTCAAGTTTACCAATATCAAATTGACTTTGAGCTTGAGCTATTTGAATTTTACTTTGAGCAAGAGCTTGTTGCTTTTGCATATCTGCAGCAGCAGCGGCTTCAGCTGCTTGAGCGTTAGACTGTGTTTGAGCTTGTATATTTTCCATTTGCATTTTTCTATCAAGCTCTTGTTTTCTTTTTCTTCTAAGTTTTAAAAGTTGATTTGCTAGTTTTAAGTTTTTAACCTCACGTATATCAATAGCATCTTCAAGATTTATTTGATCTTTTTGTATTGCCATTTGTATATTGTTTTCTAACAATTGTTTTTCTTCTTCATCTGGCATTAGGTCTAAAAATATACCGAAGTCGTGCATATGTAATTCTGATACTTCTGTTAAAGTAGCTACATTAAATTTACCAAGAGTATTTAAAAACTGTTGTTTAGTGTTAGAATATTCTAAAACGTCTGACATTCTAAGTGATAAACACTCAGCTGTTTTTAATGTTAAAAACAAACCAGCTTGTAATATGTGTCTTGTTGCTGTATTACTATTTGCTGCTGCTAGTTTTTGAACACCAACCAAAGCGTTACCATCAGGCATACTACCATCTCTAGCTTCATTTAAACCAGTTACATCACGCATTAACTGCATATAATAATTGTAAGTTTGTATTAAGCTAGCTATTTTTTGATTACCACCACTAGATCTTAGTTCTTGTATTGGAACTTTACCTTGGTTAAAATCACCATCTTGTGTCATTGATCTACCAATAACACTACCAGTTTGGAAGTACATATTTAGTGCTTCTTGTGGATTATAGTTTGTTCCGTTACCTAAATCTATTTCAGCAATACCATCAGCATCCATGTAAACACCGTCTGGAACTAGTCTTGATAGAACTTGCTGTAGTTTTAAATGTGTTAACTGTATCATATCAGCAAAGCTAGTCATTCTACTAACTAAAGACTCAGGCATACCTTTGTATAATCTAGGCGCACATATTTGATAAGACATTTTAACTTTAGTTAAATCAGCTTTTGGTCTTGTCATATTTTCTGCCATACCCCAGTCTAGCATTTTATCATAACCTATTATTTTAGTACCACAATAAATAACCTCAATAGATCTATCTAGTTTTTTAAACCTTGATCTATCGTCTTTTGGCGGGTTAAATGTATCATCTTTTTCTAAAGCTTTATCATTACCACTAGCTCCTTTTTTAACTTTATAAACTTGGTTTTTATATGTTTTATACTCAAAGTTTAATATATGAACAAAGTTGTCTCCTGTTTTTTGAGTTCTATAAAAATCACCAGAAACGTGATTATTTTCTATATCTTTTATATCCTCATTTGTTAGACTAGGAAATCTTTTAGCTAAATCAGAAACAGAAACTCTTTCAACTTCACCAATATAATACAAGTCATCAAAGTAAGGCGACTCAGTATAAGAGTGTACTATATCACAAGGGTCAACGTATTTTAACTTAACACCGTCAGATACATTAAAAAAGTTTTTAACACAAGCTATACCAAGTACAGTTAAATCATAATCTAATCTTTTCTTGATTAAATCATAATCATTTAAATCAAATAAGTTATTCAAAGCTTCTTCTTGAGCTATTTCAATACTTTGCTTATAATTAAGCTGCATGTGTAAAGATAACTCTTCGTTATTTTCTGGCAACTCATAAGGTGCAACAGATTCAGAATTAAACATAGGAACATTTAACTGAGCTTCTGCGTCAGTATAAAACTCTTTATTGTCCATGTCATCTATAATATCTTCAATATACTTAGTTCTTTTAGCAGCTGCGACAGGGTCTTGCGAATAAGCTTTTATTTCATAAGCTCTATCAGATATGCCATTTACTACTATATCTACAAACTTAGGTATAATAGGTACTGGTCTCCAGTCTAAATTAAGATATGATAAATCACCGTTTATTGATAACTCATCTTTGTATTTTTGTACAGACTGTTCACCTCTAGCATACAACTTTAGCTCATTATATCTTTGCTTAGAGTGTAAGTATTTATTAGTACCAGCATCTTTTTTAAACCACTCGTGTTCTATAGCTTGAGCGACTCGCTTGCCATATTCCATGCTAGCTTTCTCAGCGTCTGAGACAGCATTGCTTGGAAAACTATGATTTTTTTGTGTAGTAATTGCCATTTATTCTATTATTTTCGACGTTATTCCTTTATTGTTATACCTAGATAACCCAAAGTTTATTTTTATACTTTTTTTATCAGCAACAGGTTTGTATAAATTTCTATTACAAGCCATTATAGCTAAACCAGAGCTAATTGTTGCATCGTATTTTGTTCTATTATTAATATCAAATCCAGACCAATCAGTTAATGTTCTATTAAAATACATGTCGCCATATGTTCTGTCTTCTTTTAATCCTATATATTTTTGTATATAAGTTTCTATAGCTGAGGCATGTGCTTGCCTTATATCTTCACTTGAATTAGGTATACCACCTATTTCTTTTTCAGCTGTTGATAGTTTATTCCAAACTTTATCAGGTCTGTTCATTGAATAACCTCTATAACCTCTTCGTTTAAAATAATATAATAGTCTTGGTTTGTTGTTTTCTGCAAGTATTGGCATGCCATAAAAAACACAAGCCATTAAAACATCTTCAAAAAACATTTCGGC